TCAAGCGTCAAGCCACCCAGTTACCCGGCAATGAGGGGCGAGAACTAACCAATGTGCTATCGAACATGCAGCACTACCTCTGGCGGCGCAACGATTCCTTCGGTATCTCAAACTCCATTGGGTGGGTTACGACGCACAGCAGCAAAGAACGCATGTTGAACTACCTCAAAGACTACTTTGAGCGCGGCATGTTGAACATGTACAGCAGCGATTGCATCGACGAGATGAAAGGAATTGTGCGAGACGGGGGCACGATTGCCGCGATGGGCAGGGCAAAGGATGATCGGGTCATGGCAGCAGCCCTGGCAACCGCCGCTTTTGCCGAACAATTGCAGCCCAGGCTCATTCAGATGCGTTTAACCCGAGAAAAGAAGGCCGTGCAGGACGATGAGGCCGAAAATGGTGGGCAAGCACAGGTCGGCAAGCAGGTTGGCAACTATTTACGCGCACTGGGGTTCCAATAATGGACGTTTTGACCGTTGCTGCCATCAAAGAGCGCGTTAAAAACATGAATAGCAACCGTAAACGTGGCTTTTCAATGGAAGAATTTGCCCGTTTTGCCTGCATCGACTACCGAAACATGAAGAAAATGATCTTTGAGGGCAACATGCGCATGACCGAAACCAGTCAAAGACGCCTCTCACGCGCTCTTTTGGCCCTGGAAAACGGCGAAGCAGGCACCCGAATGGACATTGCAGGCCGTAAATTCTTGGGTTATCACGCCCAACATGAGGTTAAACCGACTATGAAAAGGTCAACCTTGATAGTTAAAAACGAAAGCGGGTTCAGTTTAAGCATTAAACCCGTTAATAAGTACGATTATTCACATGGAAACTTGTTAAGTAAGAAAAGGGGCTAACTATGAGTGTATTGCATGACTACAAATGCCCAGTGCATGGGTACTTTGAATCAAAAGAGGCTGTGTGTCCTGCTGGCTGCACGGATGTTCATGTTGTATTCTTAAAGCCAATTGGTGTAAAAAGCGAAGGAACGAAGCATAATGACAAAACACTCAACCAACTTGCACTGGATTTCAAGATGAGTGACATTAAACCCGCTAGAGAAGGTGAGGCTCAACCGCCTCGCTACAAGCAACCTAACAACCCTTTCGCTCCGCGATGGGGCAGTCCTGCCGAACTGGGCCAGTACAACCTGCGCCCGGTGGCTGATGAGTCTGTCTCTGGTATGGCAGCGGTCAAAGGTTCTGGTGCGCCATTGGCTGGACCAAAGGTAGGCTCCTTTATTGCTGACCATGAGAATCTAAAAATAGCGCCATGAGAATACCCAAAGAGCCAGTAGACCGTCAGCAGTTCTACATGGACTTGATTGACAAGTGCATGGTGTCGCAGTCTGAGCGCATGTCGGTCTACGCAATGCTGCGCTCCTACTACCTCTTTGGTTCAGGCATGGATGAATCGCCTGCGCACTTCAATAAGATTTTCCCGCACATTGACCAGTTGTCGTCGTTTATGTACTCGGCAGAAACCACGCGCTTCTCAATCCAGATTGGCGCAAGTGAGCCTACGTCGTATCACAAAATGATCCCGGCAATGACCAAGGCGCTCCACGATTACTGGATTAACTCAAACGCCGATCAAGTCTTTGCGCAGTCGTTGAATTGGTCGCTTTGCTACAACAGCACCTTTGTCAAACTGGTCTGGCGCAACGGTATCCACCCGTACATGGTGGACCCTGGTGTATTTGGCGTCTTACGTGAGGACACGCCTTACACGGATCGCCAAGAGGCGATGGCCCAGGAATACTACATGACCAAGAGCGAACTTTTCTCGCGTCTGTGGTCCCATCCTAAGCGCGATGAGATTGTTCAACGGATTGCTCTTGCAGAGCAACAAACCAAGCAATACCCGCAAGGCGTTGAGCGCCTCGTTACCTCTGCCATTGATCCCACCATGTTTGGAAACGTGCAGATGAGTCTGGCTGGCACGATGACCTACACGCCAATGATTGCTGAACCAACTGTCAAAATGCGTGAACTCTGGGTTTTTGATGATGAAGTCAATGACTACCAGTGCATCACGATTGCAGACCCAGACATTGTGATTTATGACCGTCCTTCTAAGAGCCTGTTCCTTGAAGGTGAGCAGCCCTTTGTGCAACTGTGCCCAAACCCGCAGTACGACTACTACTGGGGTCAGTCCGAGGTGCAGCGCCTGGTCTTCTTGCAAGACATGCGCAACAAGCGGCAAGCCCAGATTCTTGAACTGCTTGACAAGCAGGTATCGCCACCTAAAGCCATCATGGGCTTTACCGGGATACTGGATGAGAAGAACTTTGCGCTTAACCGTGCCGGTGGCCTGCTTGCTACCGACATGCCCAACGCCAGAGTCGAAGAATTTACGCCCAACATTCCAAACGATCTTTTTCGTGAACTTGGGCAGATTGATGACATGTTTTCAGAAGCCTCTGGTATTACCAGCGTGCTGGCTGGACGTGGTGAGGCAGGCGTTCGTTCGTCAGGTCATGCAAGCCAACTGGCTCGACTGGGTTCGAGCAGGGCTAAGAAACGCGCTATGGTCATCGAAGACAGCCTAGAAAAGATGGCTACCTTGTACATGAAGATGATGCAGGTCTACGATGACACGCCACTTTTAGACACAGACGGCAATAAATTCATCATTGCGCAATTTACGCCTGACTTTGTGGTGAAGGTGGATGCGCACTCTAACAGCCCAATCTTTATGGAAGACAGCCGAGAATTGGCCTTTAGCCTGTTCAATGCTGGCGCTATCAGCAAAACCAGACTGATTGAACTGATGGAGCCGCCCATGAAAGAATTGCTACTTGATGACATTCGACAGGCTGATGAAGCAGCCGCAGCAGCCCAGGCCATGATGCCACCCCCAGGTGGTGAAGGTGGTGGGCAACCCGCAGCACCCGAGGCTGCTCCAACTCCAGTGAGTCCTCCCAATGGCTGAGAACGTGACCCCAACAAACGCCCAGACGATGGTTAAGTCTGGGGATCAACCCCGCGCAACGGAAAAAAGCATCTCCGAGGTGCGGTCACCTGCGTCCATATCGTATGTAAGATATGGAATTAACAAAAACCCAGGCCGAAATATGACAGGCCGCACCACTACTAGGAGTTGACTATGGCTTACAAAATGCCCATGAAACCAATGAAAAGACCCCCTATGCGGGACGGTAAACGCAGTTAAAACACGGGGCAGTGCATTTTGCCCCTTTTTTACATTGACACGATAGTTACAATGTATTCTAGTTTGAAGCGTTATAGGAGTGACACATGGCTGTAGAGTCAAAAGACATGATGGCAATGATGAAGATGGACCAGGGCATGGATGCTCCTGCTCCCACTTTGCCTCCGTCTGAGCAAGGTGCTGCGACTCCACCTATGGCTTCCCCTATGTCTACACCCGAAGAAAAAAAGGGTGAACAAGAAAAAGCGCGACTCAACATTATGATGGCGCTTGACATGCTCCAGTCTGCCGTCGGTGCGTTTGCACCCGACACAGAAGAGGGCCAAACAATTGAAAAGGTTGTCACAGAAATTACCCGCCGCTTCGGTGAGCGTGAGTCCGATACTCGACAACTTATACCGGCTGAAATCTTGCAGATGATTCAGACTTTGCCGCAGGCGGGTGGTGCTACGCCTGGACAGAGGACAGCAGCAATGGCACCTGTTGAAGGTGCAACCAACCCACCCTTACCCATCTAGGAGTAATTATGGAACTGTTCAAACCCAAAGGTGCGCTGCAACCCCGTCGTCCAACCGACAACACGCAGCAAAATGGTCAGATTGTTAACACGCCCCGTTTTTCTGAAATGGGTGGACTCACCAACGCTGCTAAAGCAGGGTCAAAAAACAAAATGACCATGAGCAAGCCTGGTGACACTAAGCGCATTTATTAAAGACTGAGAGGGGCTAACCATGAGTCTTGAAAACTATTCACCAGAAGCAATCGAAGAACTGGCTGCGCTTTCCAAGCGTCTGTCTGAAGACCCGTCCACCCGTAAAGATTTTTTGCGGTTGACCAAGCGAGTCCACCCAGACCTGCCTGTTCCTGAACTTGAAATGGAAGATGCCGTCAACGTGCGTGCTACGGCTGCTGAAGAACGGGTTACTCAGTTAGAGGCCAAACTTAAGCAGCGTGAGATTCGTGATGAATTGACCAAGCGCCGCAGTTCGCTCAAGGAAAAGGGCTTTGCCCAATCCGATGACGACATTTTGGAAATCGAAAAACTGATGACCGAAAAAGGCATTGCAAACCATGAGACGGCTGCTGACTACTGGCAGAAGTCCCGTGAGTTGTCGGTTCCGACTTCTAATGGTTTTCCACAACCCGTCATGTCGCGTTTTGACATTAAGGGTTACATGAAGAATCCGGTTGGTGCAGCGCGTGAAAACGCTGCTTTGGCTATTGCGGAACTTCGCAAGAACCCAAGGCCAATTGGTCTGTAATTTGGTATGGGGCTTATTTTGAAACTTCGGAGGTAAATCATGCCTATTGGTGGCGGCATCCTTCCGGCTTCGGGTAGTAACCAATTCAATGAGTTAACTTACGTTACTCGTCGTGCCTTTATCCCGAAGTTGGTTGTCCAAATCTACAACTCGACGCCCCTCATGGCGGCGCTGATTGCTAATTCACAAACCGCTTCTGGCGGCGTGTCTTCAGTAACAGTTCCCGTCCAGGGTTCTCAATTCGTAAACGCCCAGTGGTCTGACTACTCGGGTTCGTTTGCACAACCTTCTGTCCAGCAAGGCGCTTACCAGGCTGAGTTCAACCTCAAGTTACTGGTTTCTCCCGTACCGTTCCTCGGTATGGAGGGTGCAGTGCAGCAAGACTACGCGATTATTCCCCTCATCGAGGCTCGCATGAACGACGCGACCAACGTGATGATGGAAGCAATGGCGACCTCGCTGTACAACAACACCACGGACCAGCAGCAGTTTATTGGTCTGCCTGCCGCAATTGACGATGGTTCAGGAACGGCAACCTACGGAAACATCAACCGTACAACCGAAACCTGGTGGAAGTCCAAGCAGTACGCTGCTGGCTCCGTTAACCCCACCCGTCAAAATGTCCTTCAGTACATCTCTGGCACCGTGAAAAACGGCGCTGAAGTGCCTACTTTTGGCGTATGCGGATTTGGTACATGGACACTGTTGGCCCAAGACTATGTGGGTCAAGAGAACTACATGATTACCCCAGGCGGTGGTTTTGATGGTGATGCCAATGGCCCCCAGGCTGCGTTCCGCGCCCTGATGGTTGCTGGCGTTCCTATCTATCCAGACCCATTCTGCCCAGAAGGTACTCTGTACTTCTTAAACAGTAACTACTTGTCGCTCTATATCCATGAACAGGCTTCGTTTGCGTTCACTGGGTTTGAGTCCACCCTGCCGAACTTCCAGATTGGTTACGTTGGTGCCGTGTTGATGATTGCTGAACTCGTCAATACCAAACCAAAAGCCATGACGAAGATCACCGGCTACAACTCTATTAGCCTGTAAGGAGGATAAATCATGTCTTTAGCGATTAACAAAATCCTCGTTGCCGGTGCCAACGCCAACTCGGACGGTGCTTATTTTCAGGCAGAAACCATTACCGTTCCCCAAAACTCTGCTTACGTTTTGGATGCCGGTGCGTACTACGTTTACCCCACGGCAAACGTTGTGATCCAGGTTAACGACAACACCAACGGCGCAGCGTTTGCTAACGTGTACGCTGCTAACGCTGGTGGCCTGGTCATTGCCGACGGTGTAAACGTGCGCTTGAAAGAGTTTGGCAACGCCGCTAACGTCAACGTCTCGGTTGTCACTGTCAATGGTGGCGAGGCTGCACCATTAACTTACGCATAAGGAGGGACTATGGACGCAAATGCCGTAGGACGTTCCTTCCCCGATGCGTTTGGTAACTATCGCCTTGCAGAGCAAACAGGTGTAAGCCTCAATGCTACAGGCGATGCTACTACGCTGGTGGCGCAAGCAGCGACTAAGTACATTGTGCGTCGTATTAGTCTGTCGAATTTCAGTGGCAATGCTGCTGCTGCTAACGTTGGCGTCTTTACGGCTACCAGCGCAGGCGGTACTGCCATTGCCGCAGATCAAACGATTAGTGGTGCTACCGGTGCCACTAAGTTTGTTGATCTGACCCTGGCTTCGGCTGCTAATACTGATGTTCAAACTGCCCGAGTGTTGTACGTTAACGTTTCTGCAAATGCCGCCGTTACTTGTGACGTGGCACTTTATGGAGATATTGTCTCGCTATGACTACTTTGTTTGTTTGCAACAAAGGTGATGAAACCTTTTCCGACTCTTTCAACGGTCAGTCCTATGTCTTTTCTAAAGACAAAGAGGTTGAACTTCCTGAGATTGCAGCCAAGCATATTTTTGGTTATGGCGATGACAATAAAGAACCGTACTTTGTAAGACTCGGCTGGATGAAAATGAACACAGACTTTCCTCTTGCAATGGATCGTTTGAGTAAGTTTGTTTTTAGCCGAGAGTCTTCCAAACCTGTCCACGTGTCAGCCCCCGTGGTGGAACGAGTAGCCGCACCCATGCCTAAAGCACGGGTTGCGGCGAAAGGGCCATCCTTAAGCAATGAATAAAAATGGCAACAACGCTATCGGGTTACATTACAGAAACCCGTCGATTGCTGCACGACGTTAACGCAAATTTTTGGACCAATGCTGAGTTAACTGACTACATCAATGACGGACGAAATCACCTAATACAAGATACTGGGTGTAATCGTATTCTTCAATCTCACACTGTAACTGCCACGATAGAGACAGTTGACTTTGTTGACCTGCCAGAGGGCGTTAACACCATTGACGTGCTAACCGTCAACCTGTTTTACGGCAACTCTCGCGTGCCCTTGTACTACATGCCCTGGACTAACTTCAATGCCCAGTTGCGCTACTACCAAAACACCATTGGTCGTCCTCTTGCGTTCTCCCTGTATGGGCCTAAAAAAGTTTTTATTGGGCCAAGGCCAGACCAGGCTTACGTAATGGAGTTCGACACGGTGGTGCTTAAGCCACCGCTAACAGATGCCAGCCCTAATGAGACGCTGCCCACTCCGTTTACCGAGGCAGTGCCTTTCTATGCTTCTTACATTGCTAAGTACCAAGAGCAGTCCTATGGCGAGGCTGAGATATTCAAACAGGAATATCAGAAGCACGTCATGCAGGCGCTAAACACAACCTTTACCCGAAGACTGCCTACACCATACATTTCGGGGTACTGACATGGCTGCTGTTGAGCAAAAAAAACAATATGCCGTCGTCAAGGACTTCAAGGGTGTAAACACCAAGAACAACCGCACCGTTATTGAGAACGGTGAGTTTGGCTGGCTAGAGAACGCCATGCCCATTGGCTTTGGCAACCTGCGCATTATTGAAGGTAGCGAAGTAGTTGAGGCAACGGCCTTTACCGCTAACGTGACCTACATGGGGTCCGTCAACATTCAGAATAACGAGTACGTCTTGGGTTTTCAAGACGATGGCTCTGCCCAGTACGTCAATCTGACGGCTGGCACCAAAGGAAACATTGCGGCTGCGAATACTTTTTCAAACGCAAACGTAATGATTACGCAGTGGAAGAACGAACGCGCTCTCATCATTGACCCAAACAATGGGTACAAGACTTGGGACGGTACTGATTTGCACGACATTGGTTCTGTTAACAGCGTCACCATTACTGCTGGTGGCTCTGGGTATACGGGTGCCAACAACGTCGTGTCCTTCGGTACTCCCAATCAGGCCAATGGAATACAAGCCACTGGTGAGGTCGTTGTAGTAGCAAATGCGGTATCTGAGATTATCGTTACGGAGGCTGGCACGGGTTACACCAGCGCCCCCACTGTGACCATAACGGGAGACGGCACTAACGCAACTGCAACATGCACGATCCTAGATCAAAACGGCATAGACGTAGCCACTTTTTCTGGGCGCACTTGGATTGCTTCAGATCGAACCGTGTTTTACACGTCTGCCGACACGTTTAACAACTTTATTGGCGTTGATGCTGGCTTCTTAACCATCTCAGACTCCACCCTTCGTACCGACATTACGAGGATTCTGTCAGCCAATAACTTCTTGTACGTTTTTGGCGAGGACTCGATCAACGTGTTTTCAGACGTAAGGATAGACTCTGTGACCGGCGTCACACTGTTTACCAACACCAACGTGTCAGCGTCGGTAGGCTCTAACCTCAAGCACGCCATCTTTCCGTACTTTCGGTCCATTCTGTTTATGAACGAGTACGGGGTTTACGCCCTGGTGGGTGCTACCACAACCAAGATTAGTGATCCGCTGGACGGGGTGTTCCCGTTTATCGACTTCACCACCTTTGTTTCTGCTGGACAGTGCCTCATCAACAACATTCTGTGCGCCGTGTTTAACTTCAAGTACAACGATGAGGGCACAGACCGCTTTATCCAGGCTGCGTTTTTTGAGCGTAAGTGGTTTTTCACTAATCAACTTGCAAACGCATACTTTGTTGTACCTGCTGTAAAAAGTGGCTTTCTTAACTTATACGGCAGTACAGGTACTAACTTGTTTCAATTTTATGAGGACGCAGCCAATCCGGTCAACGTAGAGATTCAAACAGCGTTGCTGCCGATGGGTGACCCCATTCGGGACAAACAGGCGTTAAAGTTTGGCATCGAGGCAACTTTGGGCAATGTTCCAATCTTGCTGACTGCCTTTGTTGACTCGGAGTCGCAGCAATCGCCTGCCATTGACTTTGCCAATGCTATCTTCTGGGTCAACAATTCATTGCAAAACATTGACTGGACCAATTCTTCGTCACAGGTCATTGGCTGGCTGGCGGGGATTAGCCCAGGAGCAGGGTATTTCTTGTACAGGTCAGATGCCAAGATGTATGGAAAATATCTCGGATTGACTATCACAAGTGAAGCAACCCCATTTACAATAAATGGGTTCCAATTTGAACATGAACTGAGAGCGAGGTTCTAATTATGGCACTCCCTATTTCCATACCCAATACGTTTGCAAACGCAAACGCAGCGATACCTTTATCGCAACTTGACAACAACTTTACCACCGTTTCGGATGCAATCAACGGAATTGGCAACGGCGCAGAAGCCTTAGCCAACGTAAGCATCACGGGTGGTTCTGTCACCAATGTAACGCTTTCTGACGCAAACGTATCTGACGTATTGCTGCAAAACCGCAATCGAGAGTTTGTGACGATTGATGCTAACGGCGCAGCCAATACGATCAACTATGACGTGAACACGCAACAGGTGCTTCTGTACCAAGGTAATGCCACTGCGAACGTTACGCTCAACCTTCGCGGCAACTCCTCGGTTACGCTCAACAACGTTATGGAAGTCAACGCAGCAATCACTGTGGCCTTTGGCATGGTGAGCAACGCAAACGCTTTTTACGTAGACCTAGTACAGATTGATGGCGCTAACGTAACTCCTAAGTGGCAAGGTGGTGCGCCTACGGGTGGCACGGCAAACAGCACTGAGGTTTACGTCATCAACGCCATTAAAACTGCTGCCAACACTTATACCGTGTTGGGTTCCGTAACTGCCTTCGAGTAAGGACGCATCATGCCCATTCTCTCTTCACTTGCCATAGCCTGTGCTAGAGCGTATGGCTTTGGTCTTGGCGCTGCTG